AAAGTCAATTTTTCCATCCACATTTCACATGTTGAGGCCCCTATGCCCAACCGTAAGCCCACCAACGTGCTCGAGTTGTCGGGGAGCTTTAAGCACAACCCCAACCGTCGACGTGCCGACCCACCACCAGCTGGCGAGATTGGCGAAGCACCTGACCATTTGGCTGATGACGAAAAAAATCTCTGGAAAGAGCTCGTCGCTCAAAGCCCTCTCGGCGTCTTACAGGCTTCAGATCGCACCGCCCTAGAAATCGTTTGCTGCTTGATGGCCGAGTTTCGCAACGACCGCGCAAGTTTTACGCCCGCCAAGATTGGCGTATTGCAACGGGCGCTTTCGTCCCTCGGGCACACCCCCGTGGATCGCTCGCGCCTGGGTGTCTCAAAACAAGAGTCCTCAGCCGACGACCCGTGGGCTGATTTTGCTAAGGCTCAATGAGTCGGGATTACTGTGCCATTGCGCTGCGCTACGCCAATCAAGTCGTCAATGGAAAAATTCCGGCAGGCCGGTTTGTAAAAGCCGCCTGCGCGCGTCAGTTAAACGACCTAAAGCGCTGGAAATCCACAAAAGCCCCATTTCGTTTTGACCCCGTCCGGGCGTCCAACGTCTGTCGGTTTATCGAACTGCTGCCCCACATCAAAGGGCACAAAGCAGGAGCCCCAATTGTTTTAGAACCTTGGCAGGTGTTTTTTCTGACCACCGTCTTTGGGTGGATCAAGCCTGATGGCCTGCGGCGCTTTCGCCGCTCCTACGTCGAAGTTCCGCGAGGCAACGGCAAAAGCGCACTTTCCTCAGGTGTCGGTCTTTATATGCTCGCCGCCGACGGGGAGGGTGGTGCTGAGGTCTACAGCTTCGCTACCACCCGGGATCAAGCCAAGATTGTTTTTGGTGATGCGCAAAACATGGCCCGCCAAACTCCAGGTTTAAAAAGTCATCTGGGTGTGGAGGTCAACGCCCACACCATCACAGTTTTAAAACATGCCTCAAAATTCGAGGCACTCTCGGCCGAAGGGTCCACCTTAGACGGCCTGAACACCCACTTTGCCTGCATCGATGAACTTCACGCTCACAAAACGCGGGCGGTTTACGACGTAGTTGAAACCTCTATCGGTAAGCGCTCTCAGTCGCTACTTTGGGTAATCACGACCGCAGGGAGCAACCGAAGCGGGATTTGCTACGAGGTCCGCTCTTTTGTCACCAAGGTGCTAAACGGCATCGTCACTGACGAAAGTCAGTTCGGGATTATTTACGGTCTAGACGATGGCGACGATTGGACCACCGAAGACGCGCTGATGAAAGCCAACCCCAACTGGGGAGTATCGGTCATGCCAGAGGTGTTGCTGCCGCTTCAGGCCAAAGCAATGTCGATGCCAAGCGCAGCAAACAACTTTAAAACCAAACACTTAAACGAGTGGGTTAATGCGGATACCGCCTGGATGGATATGCGAGCGTGGGATGCCTGCGCAAATCCGAGTCTTAAAAAATCAGACTTTGAAGGCGAACCCGCCTGGGTGGCGCTCGATCTTGCAAGCAAGATTGACGTGGCCGCCAAGATCACCCTCTTTAAGCGTTTGATTGACGGCCGGGAACATTTCTATTGCTTTGGTAACTACTATTTACCCCGCGATACCGTAGATCTCGGAGAAAACTCTCAGTATCAAGGCTGGGAGTCACTGGGTCTTTTAACCGTGACCGAGGGCGCGGTGATCGACTTCGCAATGATCGAAGACGATCTTATTGACGAGGCAAGACGGTTTGAGGTGAGGGAAGTGCCTTATGACCCTTTTCAAGCTACCCAGCTTTCTACCCGCATGGCCGCTCAGGGACTACCGATGGTGGAGATGCGTCCCACCGTTTTAAATTTCAGCGAACCGATGAAGACTCTGGAAGCCTTGGTGCTTCAAAGACGGTTTCATCACACCGGCGATCCAGTGCTTACTTGGATGGCCTCTAACGTGGTCTGCCACCGCGATGCCAAAGACAACATCTATCCGCGCAAAGAGCGCCCCGAAAACAAGATCGACGGAGTCGTGGCGCTAATCATGGCACTTGGCCGCGCAACTCACGAAAGCGAAGAAGGCGACCTAGAAGGGTTCCTAAATTCGCCCATCAATTTGAAGGGTTAGCCCCTATGGCGACATTTTTTCAATCCGTCCGACGCTGGTTTGGCAATATCGGCTCCACCGGCCAACAAGATGGTGTGCAGTTCACCGAGCCGCTATCGGTCGTTTATCAAAAAAATACGATTTACGGCACTGATGGGGCACTCCAGGTCTCGGCGGTTTGGGCGGCAGTTGAGTTACTGACCGATAACATCGCCTCATTACCTCTCTTCGTTTATGAGCGTAACGGTGATGTTGAGGGCAACAAAACCCTGGCCCGAGGCACGCCGCTATGGAACCTGCTGCACGATAGCCCCAACCGGCGCAACACACCGATGGAATTTTGGCAGTACATGCTGCTGAACTTTTTACTGCGGGGTAATGCGTATGCCCGGCTGGTTCGCAACGAGAACGGCGAAGTCATCGAGATGTGGCCCCTTTCTGCCGACCAGGTGGAAGTCGAGGTGCTACCCGACAAATCCGTGATTTACAAATACAACTACGAAGGAAAACTTGTCGTCTACGCCGAGTCTTCGGTGCTTCACATCCGGGATAAGGGTAATGGCATCGTGGGCATGAGCCGCCTAGATTACATGCGCAACACGGTGGCCGTTGCTATTGAGGCTCAAAACCATACCCAGTCCACCTTTAGTAATAGTGGCAAGCGACCTGGCGTATTTATGATCGATAAGCTCTTAACCTCAGAGCAGCGCGACAAGATTAGGCAAAACTACCGGGGGCTGATTGAAGGCGGCCAAGACGATCTGCTTGTTTTAGAGGCGGGCGCAAAGTTTGAGCCGCTTTCCATGAGCCCCGCCGACTTGCAGCTCTTAGACACCCGGCGCTTCTCGGTTGAAGACATCGCCCGATGGTTTGGGATCTCCTCGGTGTTAATCAATGACACCACCAAAACCACCACGTGGGGCACCGGAATCGGGCAGCTGATTGAAGGTTTTTACAAATTCAAACTCCGGCCGCTACTGGAGTTAATTGAACAGGCAATCGACCGCCGCGTACTGACTGCCTACCAGCGGGAACGCTATACAGCGGAATTTTCTTTAGACGCCATCCTGCGTGGCTCGCTCGCCGAGCGTCTTGATGCAGGTGCGAAGGCCGTGCAAAACGGCTTAATGACCCGAAACGAATGGCGGCAGTTAGAAAACCTACCACCGCAAGAAGGTGGCGAGCTGCTCACCGCCCAGACCAATCTCGTGCCGCTTACCCGACTGGGTGAGCTTCCCAACACAGGAGCTACCAATGCTTCAGCGCAAGACCCTGTCGCTCAGTAACTGCGACATTAAATTTAAACCCAACGACGACAAACAACTGGGGTGCAAGTTCTCCGGTTATGCGTCGGTGTTCAACGGCCTGGACTCTTACGGCGACAGAATTTTGCCCGGAGCCTACGACTCGGTCTTACGCCAAATCCAATCTGGCGCAGTCCGCATGCCCAAAATGTTTATTAACCATAAGGCCTGGGATCTCCCGATTGGCAAGTGGATTGATATTTCCGAAGACGACGTAGGGCTTAAAGCCGATGGCGAACTCACCTCAGGCAATCCCACCGCAGATGCGGTACGGGCTTCGCTTGCACACGGCACCATCGACGGTCTTTCAATTGGATTTCGTCTCTCCGATGGCGATACCGAGTCGGTTCAAGAAGACGGCCGAAGCGTGCGCGTCATTAAAAATATCTCCGAGCTTGTGGAAATTTCTGTCGTGACCTTTCCGGCCGACGAAGAAGCCCGGGTGGATTTGGTCACCGTCAAAACTGCCCTAGAGGCAGTAAACAGTATTCGTGATTTTGAAAACTTCTTGAGGGAATCTGGGGGATTTTCAAAAGCACTGGCTATGGCTACGGCACGCCAAGCCAAACGTGTCTTTGACCAGCGAGAGGCTGGCCAACCGTTCGAGCTGCCTACCGATCTTCGACGCCAAATCGTCGAAAACTTAGTCAATTCCCAAATTTGAAAGGAATCACCGTGTCAGATCAAATCACTGAAATCAAAGCGCTTGCCGAAACGCAAGCCAATATCATCACCGCCACCAAGGAATTGAAAACTTGGATGGAAAAAGCCAACGGCGAAATCGAGTCCAACAAAAAGGCCGAAGCAGAGACCAAAGCCGCAATTGAAAAGATTGCAGTCAAGGCTGCCGAATTCACCGATAAAGCCATGCTGCTTGAGCGCAAACTTGCCGATCGCGAGTTGGCTGAGACTGCTCGGGCCGAGTCTGCAGGCGAAGTGCTGGTTAAATCGGAAGCCTTTAAAGCCATGGCAGCGGGGCA